AATGCTAGACAACCAAGACAATATGATGGATAAGATTATATTGAAAGCTGCATTGGATTACGATGACAGAGATATGGCAGAAAAAACACTTAAAAACAGTAAATGATGAATAAGATTAGATTATATTATTTGATGTCAAAAGAGTGGATAAGAGAGAAGTACTATGGTAGTGCTTACGATAGATTCTTGGTGATTTCTATTGGCTTGATTCTTTTATTCTTATTACTAATTATTACAACATAATGGATCTTAAATATTTTAATATTAGTGAATTTGATTGCCCATCTCTTAAAGGTAGTGCTGCTATGCACATGGATAAAGATTTCTTACTCATGCTCGATAGAGCCAGAGGTTTATCAGGAGGGCAGAAATTTACAATCACTTCAGGATATAGGTCTAAGGAGCATAACAAGAAGATTGGATCAAAATCTGATAACCACCCTTCAGGAAGAGCAGCAGACATTGTGGCTACAGATAGTAGAAGTAGATACCTTATCATCAATGCTTTGCTTCAAGCTGGATTTAACAGAATTGGTATTGATTTCAAAAGAAACTTCATTCATGTTGATTCAAACGGAACAGATCTTGGGGGAACAAAATCCCCAAATGTCATTTGGCATTACTAACACAGTTGGCAACACTATATGCATAGGCAATGAGTGAAATTAAAATAAAATCTAATGGTCTTAGAAACGAATTGAAAGACATTAGAAAAAGCATAGACAAACTAACACAAGCTATATTAATGGCTCAAACACACAAACACCATGAGAATAATAGCAATACTACTTGTTGCAGCGATGTCAAGCTGTGCAAGTGCAAAAACAGAACGGATAATTAAGTTCAAAGAAATAACTAAGGATGTCTGCATAGACAATCCAAATGAAGTGCTACTAGCACAACATCTGTACAATCAAATGGTTTTAAAAACCAATTAGAATGTTAAAAGTTTTATTAGGTTTACTCAAAGGGGGAGATGGTAGAAAATCTGCTGCAGGAAATTTAGCTTGGGAGATAAGAGAAGCTATTAAGGGTAAGGAATTAGATCCTAATGAACTTATATCAATACAGACAAAGATCAATGAAATAGAAGCACAACACAGAACTGTGTTTGTAGCTGGATGGAGACCTTTTGTAGGATGGGTTTGTGGTGTAGCATTAGCATATAATTTTGTAGTGAGGGATTTATTTATATGGGCATTGCAACCTGAAGATGTACCACCTGCATTACAAATGGAGCATTTAATGACTGTATTGATGGGTATGCTTGGTTTAGGTGGTTTAAGAACTTATGAGAAGCTAAAAGATAAAACCAAGTAATGCCAAAGAAATCAGTATCCACAAAGTTCATAAAAACAAAGGTTAGAAGAAAAGGTGTGCATTCTAAGTGCAAAACTTCTAGCCTTAAAAGTTCTAGGAACTATAGAAAATCCTATAAAGGTCAAGGTAGATAATCTATGAATCTATCTTATAAAATCTCAATTATTGACTTTTTTAAAAAAAACAACTACCTTTGGTGGGTTAGTGGTTTATTATTATGTAATTAATTATTAATTTTTTTAAAAAAAATATATGTCTAAAACTACTAAAGAACTAGCACAAGAAATAGCTATTGATTTCCAAAAATCCATACAGCAAAGAGTTGATGATCTATTAAAGATGGATTGTGATTTATACACAAATCTAGGAACTGATTCAACTAAAGAAGAGAAGTTAGAAGTAAAAAAAAATTCTAAACACATCTACTCATGTATCAGGGGAATTAATGAAGAAATAGGTGCTTGTCTTTTGGATTGGATGGATGCTTAGAAAAACTATGCCAAAAACAGCAAAAAAACCTACTAGAAGTAGATTAGTAAAAAAACTTGATACTGTATTCAGTCAATATATAAGACTAAGAGATGCAGATAATAGAGGTATGAGCAAATGCTTTACTTGTGGTAAAGAAGATCATTGGAAAAAACTACAAGCTGGACACTTTCAAAGCAGAAGGCATTACAGTACAAGGTGGCATGAAGATAATGTTCAAGTCCAATGCCCTAAATGCAATTTATATAACCAAGGTGAGCAATTTCTTTTTGCTAAGAACCTTGGGCTAGAACTAGCAGAAACACTATCTTTGGAAGCAAGAAATCTAGTGAAGTTTTCTAGTGTGGAATTAGAAGAGATGATTAATCATTATTCTAAAGAAGTTAAAAAACTTACCTAGTAAAATTGTTTTATTGTTCTTGTTTTTAAAGGGGGATTTAATTATCCCCTTTTTTTATTAAATAAATTTTTATAACTTAGTGGAAAATTAGAACATTATGCAACATTTAACAAAACCCCAGCTAGTAGGGGAATTACTAGAAGCACAAGAATTAATCAAACAATTAAAACAGCAACTACATTATGCCAGTAACAGACACCCAGCTACAAATTATTAGACAATCATCACTACATAGAGCAGTAGATATTTATACTGCAGGTAAATGTGAAAAGAAAGATATTTTGCCTACAGCAGAGTATTTTGCCAACTTTGTTCTAAATGGAAACAAATAGCAAAGTAAAAGGAAGTTATATATATTTAAACCACAAAAATTATAAAATAGAAATTTATGTCACAGAAAACTACAGGGATAATCAAGAAAATATCTCAAGAGCAAACCTTCAAAAACAACTTTAGAAAAGTACAAATGATTGTAGAGATTGATGGTAAATACCCACAGCCAATACAATTTGATTTTGTAAATGATAAAATTGATTTACTACAAAGCTACAACGTAGGGGATAAGGTGGAAGTAGATTACAATCTACGAGGTAAAGAATGGAATGATAAAGTGATAAATAGTTTGGCAGTTTGGAAACTTTCACACTATGTACCACAAGAAGTATCAGATCAAAATCCTGACAGAAAACAACAGGAAACAGCAGATCTACCATTCTAAATTAAAGGGGGGCTAACAGCCCCTTTTTTATTATGATAAAATCAATACAAGACATAAAACAAGACATACTAGATATTAAGTATGGTAAGATTAAACAAGGGTTAGGGATAGGTATTCCACCAATAGACAATCATCTAAGATTTGCTACATCAGGATCTTTTGAAATTATTATTGGTCATGCCAATGTAGGAAAGACTACATTCCTTACATACTTGTTCACACTATGGGCAGTCAAACATCAAGCAAAGTTTTTAATTTGGAGTAGTGAAAACACACCACAATCAATTGCTAGAAAGATTATAGAGTTTAAAATGCAAAAGCCTATAGATACTGCTTCAGAAGAAAGCATTCAGAAAGCATTAAATTGGTGTAATAATCATTTCAAGATTATAGATGTAAATGATTCCTACACATATAAACAAGTATTAGAAGAAGCTGAATCTGTATTAAATGTATGGAAGTATGATGCACTACTAATTGATCCTTACAATTCATTAGTACAGGATAGAGATGATTTAAAAGTATTAGGAAATCAGCATTTGTATGATTATATGGTAGCAACCAAGTTTAGGTTATTTGCTAAACAGAACAAGGTTTCATTGTACTTAAATTGCCATGGAGTGACCGAAGCCAGCAGAAAAGTACATCCATCTTCACATCCTTATGCTGGGCATCCAATGCCATTACAAGGTTCACAAGTTGAAGGTGGTGTGAAGATGATAAATAGAAGTGATCAAATGTATTGTGTACACAGATATGTTCATCATGATGATTGGATGTTCACAGATCTTCATGTACTAAAAGTAAAAGAAATTGAATCTTATGGAGCTAGACCAACACCACTTGATGAACCTATCAGGGTGAAAATGCAAAAAAACAATGTAGGGTTTGAATTTTGTGGCAAAGATTTAATGGGTAAAGAAATAGAAGAAATCAAAATGGAAATATGATATATTTAGCAGTAACAATATTAATAGGCATATCATTTTTATTCTTAGGATATTCAATGAATGCAGAGATTTCATTTGCACCTGTTCTAGGTTTTGTAATGGGTGCATTGTATTCCTTCTCTGATTTTGATAATGGGAGGGAGCATACACTACAATGTTTAATTGGATTTATATCTATAACTGTTGTATGGGAGGATCTTGGCTAAACATTGTGGCATCACAACATCAAGAGTGGATTAAGATAGTAAACAGCTTTGGTGTTTATGATGAAGCACAAGATGTAGTACAGGAAAGCTATTTGGCTTTATATAAATACTCTGATCCTAAAAGGATAATTAAGAATGGAAAAGTAAGCAGAGGGTATATGTACTTCACATTGAAAAGTCTGACATTTCAGATGTACAATAAAAAAAAGAAAATCAAAAAGATTAGCATTGATGATCAAGAAAATATCATACAGCTACCAGCACATGACAACATAGAAGAAAACAATGCTTTTCACAAGATATGCTTGTTGGTAGATGAAGTTGTAGATGATTGGCATTGGTATGATAAAATGCTTTTTAAGGTATATAGTCAAACTGATATGAGTATGAGAAAAATAGCTGCAGAAACAAATATTAGTTGGGTAAGCATTTTCAATACTTTAAAAAATCTTAAATTAGAATTAAAAGAAAAACTACAAGAAGATTATGAAGATTTCAAACAACAAGACTGGGAAAGAATCACCACCAATAGACAAAAGGACTAAGGCATTTAGAAAGTATAAGAAGAACCTAGAAGATGCATCTAAAGGATTAGGAGATACTATTGAAAAGCACATAACAAAACCATTGGGCATTAAGAAAGCAGTAGATACTGTATTTGATGCAATGGGCAAAGATTGTGGATGTGAAGAAAGAAAGCAAAAACTAAATAAGATTTTTGATTCTAGAAAGCCTGAATGCTTTACAGAAGAAGAATTTGAACTTGTACAGATGGCAGTAGAAACAAAAAAGAGAACATTCACACCTGATGAACAAAAACAATTTGTTGCCATATACAACAGAATCTTTAATCACAAGATAGAATGTATGTCCTGCAGTTTTGCAAACACAGTATGGCAAAACCTAGTGAAAGTATATAATCAATACAAATAGATATGTTAAGCAATTACAAGAGAATAAACATTTTAAAGGAAACAGAATACTTTGCAGATTTCAATCTTATAAGTGGGCTAGTTCTAGATCTAAAGAAAAAGAATCCTGATGATGATGCTATAGCTGATGCAGTAAGTGCAATGGCTAGGATTGGATTATATGTAAACAATATGATCATGGAACAAGATCTAGTAGAGAAGCACATGACTACATCACGATCAGATAAGAACAGAGCCATCACAAGAGCAAGAACAGCAGACCAAAGACTACAAGAGGCAGAGAAGATGCTAAAAGACTATAAGAATATGTATGGCTAATCTAATCATTGGGTATTTTATTTTTAGGTTCTTAGAATGGGTAATTAAATCAATATAATAATGAGTGATTCAGTAAAGAAGTACCATGATATGTTAGAAGCTGGATGGGTTTCTACATCAACAGATGATTATAGTAATGATCCTATAGTAGAAGCAGTAAAGTACGAACTAACACAGAGAAGTAGAAGAGGTGAAGTTAAGTATGGTAAGACATTACAAGAAAACAACCTTGATACTGTAGAATGGCTACAACATCTTAAAGAAGAACTTCTTGATGGGGCTTGTTATATCCAAAAACTTATTGTTCAACTAAAACTAGAGAAGAATGAAAAATAAAGGAGCAGGTAAGTTCGTGAAAGAATTGTATGATAAATTTAATGATACAGGGATAGAAAGAATAGCACACTACGCAGATTTAAAAGGCTACACAGTTGTGGATAAGGAAGAAGATTACAAGGTGGATATCATAGCACACAAGGAAGGGAAGGAAAGAAGAGTTGAAGTAGAGATGCTAAATAAGAAATTCACTTGTGCCAAAGACTTTGAATATGATAATGTATCATTCTTAGGAAGAAAAGAAAAGTTTGCAAAGGATGGTGCTTTTTGGTACATACTACTATCACATCA